GGTCTTTGCTGGTGTAGACATCCCTAAATAATACCTGATATCTATACAGAAGCTAGGGTTAAAAACTCCTTTAAACTACCTACGCTTAGAGGAACGCCCCCTTTTTCATCAATTCCTTCACCATCAATAATGGCATTAGCTACTGAGGATTTTTGTTGAAGGGATTCGTATTGTCGTTCTTCGATTGATCCTCCGATAAGTATGTCTTGTATAACGGCGGACTGAAATCTAGATGATGCGCGGATGATGCGCCCGTTTCTTTGCGTTGCTGCCCCTGAAGACCATGGTAAATCGTAGTTAATAAGAAGATTCCCTGACGGCAAATCCACACCGTAGCCACCAGCGTCAGAGCTAATAAGGACACGAATGTTAGGATCGTTGTTAAAGGCAACCTTGTTCTCCTCTTTTGTTTTAGCATCTAACTTACCTGAATAAAGACGGCATTGGTCTGGGCCAAGTGCTTCAGCAATTTTATCTAACATATCTACATAAGTAGCAAAAATAACTACCTTGTTAATCTCATCTTGTTCTAAGAACTCTTGGACATAACTTACAAGATAGTTAAGCTTATTAGAGGTAGTAATGCCCTCTAAATGACCTTCTTTTACTAATTGATGGACATACTGTGAACCCTCATTGTCTGTAGAAACATATTTTTCTGCACTGGTTCGTAGAAGGTCTGGGTGGGAACAAAGCATCTTCAATGCGCCTACCTTAGACATAATCTTTCCACGCCACATATCCTCTGGACCGCCGTGAGTGGACTCAACGCCATAGTGCGCCAAAATATTAAAGGAACCACCAAAGAGGTCTTGTGCTTCTTCTAGATCTAAAAGCAAATCCTTCTTAATCTTTTCGTAAAGTTTAGAGGACTTTCTATCAAAGATAACTTTGATGGGATCTTTATGAATAGCCTCTGGTAGATACGGGGCTACATCAGGATCTTTTTGCGCTTTACGAACTGAAGCTTGTTTCATCTTTTGATGCAGTATCTCAAGGTTGCGGTAACTTGTAACCGCACCCCAGCTATTTCTAATAATGTATGTTTGATCGAACCATTTAAAGTCACCAAGAACTTTAGAGTCTACAAATTGCATAATGCTAAATAGCTCTTCAGGCTTACCGTTCTCGATAGGAGTTCCTGTGAGAGCAAACTTATAAGGGGCTCCAGAGAGCCGTTTTGTGTACTTGGAACGCTTGGAACGGAACGACTTGATAGCCGTAGCTTCGTCTAGTACTACGAATCCTCTTGGGAGGTCTTTGACGAATTCCCAATCATTAACGACCTGCTCATAGTTAAGAATGATGTAGTCGACTCTGGAGTTTTTCCAGTCGTTGGCAATTGCGTACTGCTCTTCTCTTTTAACCTTGGTTCCATCAATGACCAAAGCACGTGAAGTACCATCTGTAAATTTCTCAATCTGATTAGCCCACTGGTATTTAAGTGAGGATAAACAGATTACCAAACCTGGCTCGCTTATGGAACGTGAATCCATAAGACGTTCTATGGCGGCAATAGTCAGTACGGTTTTACCCAAACCAAGGTCGTATGCAACGAGCATCTTCTGACGATCGCACATACGATTAACCGCTTCGGGTTGGTAAGGTAAAAGAGTGCCTGTAAAGGTCATACTAAATTAGCCGCAATCTGTTGCTTAAGACCTTCCATGCCAGCACTATTAAGAATCATCTTGTCAAACTGCCAATCGTCCATGGAAGACTCTGAAGGGTGGTTATTGATAGGAGCAACTCCAGGACGTTGAATGCGCCAAATTTCTCCACCTAAAGACTTAATCTTCTCTGCTTCATTAGGAAAACGAACATCAGTAAAGACGATCTTATCTCCAGCCTTAACACCAATCATGGCACGATCTATCCAACAGGTTGTACCAAAAAAATCTCGTACACCTAGACCAAGCTCTTGAAGTAACCGACGAACCTCTGTACGGCCTTTTGTGTACTCCCAACCATAATCCCTAATTACTTCATTTAATCTGTGACCATCTTCAAGAATTGGATTTAAGTGGACAAGAAACTGTCGTACACCATCTGCAAAAGCGCGATTATCGTAACCGTGTAAACCAATCAACATTCCTGCAACAGTATCTTTGCCACTGCGTGCATACCCTGACAGACCGATAATCATAAAACAGCCTTCTTTCCATGTATTGAATGGCGAGCATTATCTAAGCCGTACAGTATCTCAGCCTTGCTCATTCCGCCAATATCCTTTTGGTCTGTCTCATCGTAGTTAAAGAACCAGCACTCAAAACGCATATCTTTAGAGGCTTGCAAGATCTCCATTGAAGATGATATGCCAGCTTTATCATTATCCATGGCAACAACGATTCGTTTAGCTGATCGGATGAGGTTAATCTGCGCTGGAGAAACTGCAGAACCACAGACAGCCACTCCACCAAAAATTCCTAAAGAAGCAAGGCGAGCCACATCTAATGGCGACTCAACAACAATCATCTCATCCTCATGGCGTTCATATCCAAAAAGGCACTTAGACTTAGCAATCTTAGGTGGATAGTTATTAAACCTACGTTCATTAGCCCACTTTTCTTGCCATCCAACAAGTTGCTCTGTTTTAGGGTCACGCAAAGGAAGAATCCAACTGCTATTAATTTTGTGCCACAAAATCCCATAATAAGCAGCACCGTTAGCGCTTATGCCACGTGCTCTTAAAGCCTCTTCAGGAGGCGCTACAAAGGCGCTCAACATTGATTCAGTAATAGGTTGCGCATATTCTTGAACGGGTTGTGGCGGGTTAATGAGGCGCTCAAAAGCCCTACTAAGGTTGCGCTCGCCATTATTAAGCCAGTTAGTTGCTGTATCTAAAGGGACGCCGTTTACATAGGAAACAAGAGTGTGAACGTTCCCCCTGAAGTGGCACGAAAAACAATTGTGCGCCCCAGTGTCAGCATTGATTGACCATGAGGGGTTACTGTCTACTTTACCCTTACGTTCAAGGTGAGCTGGGCAATGACCTTTAATCTCATCCCCTGTAACAGAGATAATCTCAATCCCTAAACGATCAAGGATAGTCTCCATCTCTTCTACGGTCATAGGTCAGTCTCGTCAATCTCCCTAAACTGTCCAGAGTTCCAGTCCCACAACATCGAGACTTCTGCTGGCCCAGAGTTACGGGAGGCAATAACCTTTAATAGACGAGTGTCATCTACGTTTTCATCTTCCTTTTGTAGACCAAAAATAACATCCGCATCTTGGTGGAAGGATGATGAATAACCAATAGCGTCAGTGGTTACTTGACCATTACGCATCTTGTTCTCAAGAACCTGCGTAGAGATAACGATAGGCTTATTAACGCGCTGTGCCAAGCGCTTAAGTGAGCGAGTGATATTGGTAAGAGCCTGTGGGCTTCCTGGCTTCTCACCATTTTCATCAATCATCAAATACATACCGTCAATAAACACAACGTCAGGTTGGTGAATCTGAATCTTGCTGGCGATGTTAGATACGGTTGAACCTTCTGTAGCACCTACCAACCAAAACTTTTCGCGCATATTCTTGATGGCTTGCAGCTTTGCTTTAACTCGTGACTCTTCTTCATCTGTTAAGCCACCAACTTGATAACGAGTGTGGGATACACGAGCACGCATCGCAACATAACGAGAAAGCTGTTCTTGGTTAGTCATCTCAAATGATTGGAACATTGGAGTGCTACCTTTAAGGTGAACGTTCTGAGCAATCTGTAGGGCAAGCGTTGACTTACCAGTCTTAGGAGGAGCAACGATGATAATTAGCTGGCCATTCTGTAAGCCATTAGTTGCGGCATCGATTGTAGGAAAACCAGTAGGGACACCTAGTAGCCCTGGGTTGCTCTTGCGGTAAAGGTAATCATCCCAAAGCTGCATTGGGTTCTCTGTAATATCAATATCAGAAGACTTAGATAGCCCATCTTCCTCAAGTTTAATAAGACCGCTTTGAATCGCAATAAGTGCGCCTTCATGGTCTTTGGCCTTTTCGATCTGCTCAATAGCGTCACCAATCATGGTAACGGTAGCGGACCTACGACGAATAGCAACTATCTCATCAAGAAGGTAATCAACGTTATCAAGAACCTCTACGACATCGTAGGTAGGAAAATTCTCTTTAACAACATCTACGCTTGGGCACTCGCCATAACGAGTAAAATGTTTACGAAGTAAGTTCCAGACTTTACGGTCTTCATTGTCAAAAAACCAAGAGTCATTGACGTTGCGTTCAAATAATGGGGCAAGGTTACGAGTCTGAATAGTCTTGCTAAGTAGCAACGTCTCTTTATTCATAACTCGGTTATATCCAATCCCCAATGACCATACATGCCCTTACGAGTAGGTA